TCAAGTCTGCTCATGGTTTCATAAAAGGTACCGAAAGCTCTTTTAGTGCCATCACCAGGAAATCTAAAATCACCATAACCCTGCATGCCTGGTATTGCCTCTTTAAATTGTGCAGCGGTATCTTTAGCTACTTCTTTGAATCCTGAAATATTTATGACTTTCTTGCCTTTTAATTTTTTTGCATACTCTTCAAAGTTTTCGTACATGTAAGTTTGAGCGTTTCTTACTGCCTCATAGTTTTTACCCATTATTGCTTGGAAGTCTGCACCTAACATTGTCATAGTTTGCATCGGTGCCATACCATTAGCTAGAGTTCCTAGATATTGTCTTGACCCCTCATCCACGGCTTGTGCTTGTTTTTTAAAAGCGCTACCAATCCACGGAAACACACCAATAACTTTACTGTAACCTTTCCAAAAAGGCATATTAGACGCTTGTATTAAACCCATAGGCATACCGTATGTCTCAGAGATTTGCGCAATCTTTTCTAGATTTGCTTTATCAGGTGACACACCAAAGATGTATTTACCTATTGTGGCTTTACCTGCATTAAATATAGGAGCCATAGTCATGGCACCACCAGTAAACATTGTGTTCAATGCAGTGTCATATAAAGCTTGACTCATCTGAGATGATAAATCTTCCTCAGGTAAATCCATTAAACCTCTAATAATATTGTTACCAAATCTATAAACTTTAGTTCCTATGTCTGATCCTGCCGCTTCTGCTACTAAAAACTCAGCTGGATTTAAAATTGCAAAAGGATTTCTCGTACCAGCAATTTTAGCAGCTTGTGCTGCACCAACTCCAAGAAAACCACCAGAGGCACTGAATGATGGCTCTGATATTATTCCATCTAAAGGTAAAAATGTATTACCGTAATACTGTAAAGGATCTTTAATAAGCTCTGCTCTTTCTGCAATATCTGCAGCTCTTTCATAAAGTTCACCAAAAGCAGCGGGTCCCTCAGGCAAATTAGCTAATGGTGATTTTACTTCACCAGCTTCAATTTTCTTAAGTAAGTCACGTGTTTGGTCAAACGTTGCGTCTGCTTCTATTCCATATGCTTTTTTAATTTTAGATATATCTGCTTCTGTAGGCTGACTCGGATTTTGCAAGTAAAAACTTTTCTGGTTTTCAGTGCCTTCCATGAGAGTAACAAAATTTTGTGCTTTTAAAGGTGCCATTATAATGTACTAAACAAGTCCTCCACTTTAATAGATATTGATCCCTCAGGAGGAGTGACAATGTTTTCTTGAACAGTCTCATCTATTGTAGTTGGAAATGTCCCCTCTGGTTGTGTTGCTGTAACCGCTCCACTTTGAGTAGGTTGCATAAAATATTGTCTATAACTCTCAACAGGTAATTGTAATCTTTCTAACATTGGTATGATAAGCTCATTGACCTCTGGAGTTGTGCCTAAAACTTCAGGTGTAGATCTTATGATTGCTTTCTGTGCGGCAGATAACTGATCAGCTACAGCAGATAATTTTGCAATTGCTTTTTCAGGTGATTGAAAACCATATATGGACACAGCTTCAGATGATCTTTGAATATCATCAACGTTCAATCTACCGGTTGCTTTTAAAGCTCTAGCTAAACCGTAAACTATAAATACTTCTTTAACTTTGTTTTGTGCATATGTTGGATCATAGCCCTGACTTTCCCACCACTGAGTTTTAGTTATGTCATCTAGAGAAGCCTTAACAACTTTTGTTTGTGTTTTGAAAGGAACTTTTACACCACCTACATATGTAGGTAAGTCTGTAAGAACTATGTCGTCTTGCAAAGATGTATCCACAGTACCACCTGTCGGTAATGCACCAGGATTTTCTTGATCATAAGCAAATATCTCTTGTCCTTGATTTACTGCATTTGTTCCAAACGCACCTACACCCTGCTCCTGACCTATCAAATCAAATAATGCTTGAGTGGTAGCTCCAACTTCTTGAAATGCACTTTTTATTGTACCAGAAATACCTAACTTAGAAGGATCTGTTTCTAATATTTTTTGAATAGAGTCATATTGATTTTGTAGAGTAAACACGTTTAGTGATCCCTCTCTCTTTTTAGCCTCTGAAAGATTTAAACTTTTGTATGCGCCAACATCTTCTGCAGCAGAAGTTTTACTAGGGAAAAATAAATTTAATCTACCTTGTTCATCACCAGGTATTTTCACATCAAATATTTGATTACCTTCTTCATCAACTCTGCCAAGTCTATATTGAATGCCAAACTCTGTTTGTATTGGCATCGCAGCTATTGGACCCACAACTTTACCGTCGCTTCCTGTGTAAGCTATCTGCACTGGCATTTGTGGATTTTTTAAAAAGTGAAAACCTGCTTTTAACTTTTCTTCTTCCATGTCTAAATTTGTTTGTGCAATCTTTTTAAGTATATCTGAAGTAAAACCTAAATATTCTTGAGCATTTTTATTATCGTAACCCATCTGTTTTAAATAAAAATCTGCTTCAACTGCTTTAATCGATTCATTGGCATCTGCAGCTTGTTTGGCAGCTAACTCACCAACCATTAGTCGTCTATTTAATTTATTTTGTTTTTCTAAATCTTCTCTTTCAAATCTTTTACCAACTGTTTGTAAATATATATCTAGCGCACCTGCTGCTCCCCTATATGGTGTTCTAGCATTAAAGGCATCAACCATAAATCTAGTAAACTTTCTACCTGCAGTTGTTTCTTCTATTGGCCCTATTGACTCCTCGATAGTTTTTTTAAATTCTTCAGGACTATATCTTTTTCCTAGACCTAACATTGCTGCATAATTAGCCATGTTTAAATTCTGTGCATCAATTATAGGAAGCATTTGTCCTGCATACTGATTAGCGTAATAGTTAAATAGATTAGTATCTTTCTCAATTCGAGCTGCTTGGTCTAAAGACTCTTGATCTTTTATAGCTTTCTCTTGTTGATATTCTATTGGTGTATCTTGAGGAACAATAGGTTTGTAAGGTTCATAAGTAATAGAACCACCCTCTGGTTGAAAACCTTTTAGTACGTCAAATCCTGATTCGCTCATTGACTACGCCTGTCCAAATAGTGATCCGATGCCTGTGAATAATGGATTGTATAATTGTGCTGTTTGACTTTCACCATAAGTAGGGAAGCCACCTAATATACCTGATTGTCTAGATAATGCATCGAAAGGTTGCATGTATTGTCTTGATAAATTTGCAAAATCTGCAGCTCTATCTGCTTGTCCAATGCCTCTCTCTGTAGCTCCTATTCTTGCTAAGGTGCTAACATCTCTCTCTAAAACTCCTGATGAAATAGGATCAAACGAACCAAACACTTGTCCAATACCGGTTTGAGTTCTACCTATATTAGCTAAATTCTGTGCTGCTAATTGACCTCGCCTTTGTTGATTTTCAAAAGCTTGTTGTGCAGCCCTTTGAGCTTGTTGAAACCCACCAGATAATAATCCTGCTATGCCTTGACCTAATTGTCTTTGGAAACCTGTTGCTGCCTCTGCATCTAACACACCCTGTCTACTTCCACCAAAAGCACCTGCTGCAGAAGCTTTTGCATCTCTGCCTGTTTGTTGAATATTAAACTGACGGTTCATTTCCTTAGTGTATTCGTCGATAACTTGTTGTTGAAAAGGATTCATAAACTGTTGAGTTGTTGAAGGATCAAACGCTGCTGTTGAAGCAGTAGCCTGAGTAGCTGCATTAGCAGCTGATAGAGCCCCTTGACCTAATGCACCAACACCCATGTTTAAAAAGTCAGGTCTTTGTGCAACACCTGTCTGTGCTAAATTTAGAGCTTGAGTTTCCGCACCTGAAATAGGTTGCACAGTCTCTTTAGGGACAGGTGGTAAATTAGATATTAGATCTTGACCCGACTTCATCAGGTCGGCGTAATATTGATTCCTTAGTTCTTCTAACGTAGCCATTATACCATCGCCATCCTTTCTTGACCTTCTTCAAACGTTTCTGCATCCTTGTCAAAAGCAGTCTGTAACGCATAAAGGTTTTCTGGTCCTATTTTATCTGTTGCCTCTTTTGTGATTATAAACTCACCATTGGAAATATCTGTAGGCACTTTAGCTTCGCTACTTACAAATCTTATCGAGTCACTCTTACCGGTCCCTGGTCCGGTGACAAAGCCACTTGGCTCACCAGTATTTGCATTTATACCAATGCTTGTCATTGTCTCACCACCCATTTTGTAACCAGCTATACCGCCACCTGCATTTTGAAAGGAGCTGTCAGCTAAATCTTTTCTATATTGATCTTGAAGGTTTTGTAAACCTGCTACACCTGTTGCATTAACATCAGCCAATCTAGGATCGTCTTGTCCTTGAGCAAAGGCAGTCGCTAATAAACCAATCTCTGCTGCTTTGATTGGGTTTTCAATTATTTGTTCTATGATTGTTCCAGGTAATCCAGATAATAAATCTATGATTCCATCGCCCTTAGTAAAGTCTTTCATTACTGATTCTCGTTTGTCCATAAGATTTAAACCAGCACCTGGAGTTTTAAAAGTGTCCATCACACCCTCAGAAAATGTTTTACCTTGACCTGCAGTAGCGCCACCTAATAAGGCAGTGATACCAAGATTCTTAGCTATGTTTGCTGGCTTGTCGCCTCCAAGTAAGCCTGCTATACCTGTTGCGACGGCGGGATTAAGATTTAATCCAGGAGCTAATAAACCTATACCTATTTGTCCAACTGGACTTTTTAAAAGTTTTTTAGCGCTTTTGAATATATTTTTTAACATCACTCATCCCCTGTATAAGCTCCACTGAATAAATTAGGTGCTATAACATGCACATCTCTTCTTATATCTTCTTCTTTAGTATCAGTTGCAGGGTCGGCAATGTCAGCATCCACCTCTTCGTGAGTGCTGTACTCATGTCCTGTTTTAGTATTTGTTACCGTGGTTTCTACTTTAGCACTATACACAGGTATTTTTTTACCTTGTGGATCGAACTCATAGCGTAGAATCTTAGGTTCATCTACAATCTTTGCCATAATATAGTTTTATAGACAGAAACACACTAAATCAATAGCTTTTATATCTTAAAACCTAAGTTACCAGATATAGATACTCTATAATCATCAGATGTGTAAAAAGGATATACCATGTGATTAAGGTCGGCAGGAAATAAAGCTATTTTACCTTCCCATGTTTTGTCAACTTGAATAGGTTGTTGGTATATTCTACCAGATGGATCAAGCATAAAAAAAGAAAACATACCTGCTCTGATATCATCCATATTTGTTTCTGGAAATTGTTGTTTTTCATCTTCTATTGAATAAGGCACTTTATGCCATATAACAAAACTCCATATACCATCGTGAGTATGCATTGGATTGAACTCATATTTCTTTTGAAAGTTAACCCAGAGGCTTTGTAGCTCCACATCCACTGGCTTATATTTCATCATGGAATGTCTTACCTTCCAAAACTTTGGATATTTTTCATTGTACGCAAGAATCATTTGCATCAAAAAGGGTGATATTATAGATTTACCTTTTGGTATTCCGTATTCCCTTTTTATATTTCCAGCAAGTTCTTTATTGTATTTATCAAGGCCCTTCTCTTGTATACAAATTTCTAACTTATTAAGAAGTTCTTTAGGTACGTCTGCAATAATATACATTATTCGAAGGGTACCACACTAAAATCACAATTGAAAGATATGATTGTTTTTGGTGTTTCTGATAAACAGGGTGGAGATTGATGTGCTAGAAACGCTGGAAAAGATAAAAGATCCCCCTCCTCACAATTTACGTCAATATCTTTAAACTTTGTACTACCTCCTTCAGGGCACTCTAAATAATAAACATTACTATATTGTGCACCAGGGTGTGTATGCCAGCCATGATGTCCTTTGGTCCCGTATTTTTGAAACCAAAGACGAGTTATACCATAAAAAGCACAACCTAATTTTGTAGTTACATCTTGTAAATGTGGTCGTATTATTTCAAAAAATAATTTTTCATACTCTCTATGCATCGCAGAGGGTAAGTTCCAATCCGTATGTAATATGTTTTGATCATTTTCCACTATTGGATTAGTGGGTATCAAGTGTATCTGTTCTAAAAGTTTGTCTTTAATTTCTTTATTTCCTACTTTGCTTTTAAAAATAAGATCTTTCACTAAAGTTGTTGTTTAACCTCTAACACTGATACTTCCACCATAGCTCTGCTAGCTGCGTTTGCCTGTACTTTAAAGGCATCACCTTCTTGATAAACAATACTTGAGTTAATAGTATTTGTGTTACTTGCAGCAACATCCACTTGAAATATTTGAAAATCGGCGGTGCCATTGTTATGGTCCACGTCAACCGTCACAGCATTTGATCCATCATAATTATGTATATTAATTGTCTTAACAATAAATGTAGAAACAGGCACGGGTGGCACAGATGCTACATTAGCTGTCGGAACAGTAAACACAGTGGTTAAATCTGTTGTGGTAATATTCGCTATAAATCTTTTAAATACGTCAGACACTTAAAAACCATGCCCTTCTCGTTGACTCCTCTTGCGTATCCTGTGTATAAGAACTATTTAATTGAAGTATTAAGTCCTCAAGCTGTCTTATCAATTCAGCCTGCTGTTGCCTGTCATAATCATCTCTAGGATCAGGAAATCTTGTTAATGATAGTTTTGCCATAATTAAATCTTACTTGAAAGTTTTCTTTATCCAAGACAAATTTTTATAATTGTCAGCCATTTTTGAAAAAAAACTAAGTCTTTTGTAAGTATTTCTAAAATTTTCTATATCTTGATAATCAGTCTCCATCTTCCAAGCCTCTCTTTTAAAAGGTATTACGTGTACCCATGGTGTGCCTTTTTTCAATAAGGTGCTCTTATCAGTAGGTCCTGTCCAATAAAAAGGGAACAATATGTTGTTATCATAAGTGTCTGTATCGACTACCCCTGAAATTAAATCAAAAGGTAGATTATGATTTAAAGGAGTTACTATCAATGAACTGTAACCAGGAGGTGTTTTTATTTTCCAAGGGTTGGAAAATTTAAATACTTTGTCAATTGTTCTTTTAGGATTTCTTAATTCAGGTGTAGATTGATGCTGTGCATGAGATAGTATATTGAAAAAACCAACAAAATTTTCTGGCAGAATAGCGTTTATTGAAAACTCAGCACCCTCTTCTTTACCATCCTCAGGATCAATTGTAGCTGATCGATATTCAATATCTAGTGGAAAGGGTATGATGTATCCTAATGAATAAGCATCTAAAAAAGGTATGCATTTTTTTACGGTAGGATATTTTTTTGAGTCGGTCATATATGCTTTTAAATTTTTGTATTCTTTTGGTATAAAAAAAGATGCAGGCTTAGGATCAGGTATAAAACCTTTGAACGGGGTTATGAATTTAATTTTTTTATCTAACAAATTTATACTATGTTACAAGTTAATGATGCCTTAGGCTCATTAATTTCGATAACTTGATGATCAGTCTCTTTATCAAACCATATTGCATTTTGATCATTTAATACAATTTCTTTGTCGTTAATAATCCATTTAGACGAACCGTATAAATTTTTTACTATTACAGGATACTCATGCCTATGTTTTTTAAATGATACGGATTTTTTACCATTACCAAAATACAAATTGCAATTTATAAATCTTTTGAAATTATCTGATAAAATTTCTTGTATCAGCCATAAGTCTTTACATAAACCACCAACATTTGATAATATAAGAGTGTAACCTTCTTCATAACATTGAATACAATTCATTGAGTTTAGATAATCGTCATCATTAAAAAAACTCTGGTGTTTACTACCATCTTCATTAATAGCTTCTACGCTAGGCATATCATACAACGAGTATGTTTTTGGCCACCTTAATCTATCTAACAATCTATCTAAGATTTCTGACTCTGTAATAGATACCTTCAACTCTTTTAGAATTTTAGTAACTTTATCTTCTTCCATCTGGCTGTATGTCAAAACGTTGTGTTCCTAATCTCCATGCAGTACCTGCTGTGTTAGAAACTACGTTGACTGTAAACTCTCTCCCTCTACCTCTTAAACTTACAAAATCTGTTGTATCACTAAAACTTGTTGTTTTAGTAACTGCTGTGCTGTTATTTGGATAATTTTTAAATTCAAGCTTTGCGTTTAACACACCAGCTTGATCTTCAACATCAGGTATTAGTTTTGATACAAATGCAAAATCATCACCTTGGGCTATCTGAACAACACCTGATTTTACAAAAGCAGTAATAGCTTGACCATCACCGTCATTACCTGTTTCATGTAAAAACATTTGAGTAGCTCCATCAGTCAAACCTAGAATTACTTCATTGTTGGCCGTGGTCGTTGGTAAGTAATCAGATGCTACAGGATTATCATATACTTCTCTGTCAGTCCAAGTTGTTCTATCAAGCGTTCCTGTCCACCAAGTTTGCTCTAGATAATTATAAGCCACAATAGCATTAATTTGATCAGAGCCAGTTCTTGGGTAGAACCACATGATTTCATTGAACTCACCATTATGTCCTGCAAAAGCATTTTCTGCACCAGTTACATTAATATTGTTAAAAATAAATTGTTCTACAGTACAAGGTAGTTTTTTTACAGAACCATCGAATAAGAAGAATGAATCTTGTGACATCCAATAACTTACACCATTAATATCAACACCTGCGTGCATACCTATAATACCACAGTTTTGACCTAACTGTCTTAGACCAAATGTAAAAGGTGGTCCTATAAATTGTAAAGCGTGCAGTGATGTGTCTGTCCATACAAGTATCTGTCCTCTAGATCTCTCTGCGGCAACGATCCGTGAACCGTCGGCTATGCGCAAAGAACCTGCTGTATTTTCTGCTGTTGGTTGATATGTATTTCTATCTTCTTGACTAGAAAACCTTAGTAGTAAATCATCTTGTGTATTTGTTGTACCTATTGTTCCCTCAGTTCCCATAAATAAAATATGTCTATCTGGTGTTGAAACTAAACTTAATCTAGATGCTGTAGGTGCATTAGCTATGGCAGTTGCTCTTGTGGTTACACCATCGTCAGGATCCCATTCAAAAGCTCCGCCATTTAAGGCAGTAGCAATAAGCAGTTGACCAAAATTATCTAGTGACCATTGTCTTGCCTCTAATGTTACATTAGATGTAGATCTTGGTGTATTCCATGTAGATACACCATACTCGTCTGTGCCCCAACCAAAGGCGGGTAAAGAAAACTCAGGTCCAGGATTTATCTGATACTTCATGTTACCTGTGCCACCGCCTCCAGATGTAGATCCAGACGCTGTGCTAGTATGAGTTACAACATAAGCAGCAGTGTTTACAACTGAAGTAACCTCAAACTCTTTATTCATATCAAGTCCATCAATCGCACTAAATGAGTCAAAAGTAACAAAGCTGCCTTTTATACAACCGTGTCCTGAATCTGACACCACGACCGATGTAGTAGCGTTTGTAGTAAAAGGATTTGTTCTTGCTTGTGTTCTTCTTAGAGGAGTTATGTCGTATGCTAAACCCTCTGCAATTACATATAATTTTCTATCAGTGCCTACAGCATTATATCTTGTGCCGTCTAAGGCTACATAAGCGTGCTGATCTCTAGCTGCACCTACCAGAGTTTTGGCTATAAACTTCTCCCAACCCTTTATTTTTTGTGCAGATCCTTGAAAAAAACGCACCATATCACCATCAGTCCATTTACCCTGACCTGTATAATCAGTGACTTCTTTGTTGATACCTGGTGCGGGTCTAAAATTTACTAGGGGCATTTGTTCAATATACTATATTTATTTTACCAGATCAAAATTAAAAGCGACCGATATTCTTTCGTGATCACTTTGATTACAAGGCTGTACCGAGTGAGGTATTCTATCATCAAAGAACACAATATCTTGTTGTTTAGGCGAGTATTTTATTTCATCCCCATATATACAGGGTATTAAATGACTGAAAATTATAGGACATTTGTCACAACAAATTTTATGATAATATACCACTGAAAAACCGCCTGTTATATTATGTATGTGAGAAGCATTCCAATCGCTACCTTTATTTGCATTAAGCCAAAAACAATTTAAACGAGCCTGCACTCCTATCTCTGCTAACTTAGCTGTTGCAAAAAATATTAAATCATCAAACCCAAAACTTATATTGTTGCTTTGATATCCTCCGATATTAGATACTATTCTACCCGGATCATGTCTACGAATATAAGAAATTTGGTCCTCTAATACATCTAAATTACCACTATATTGTGCTACATATAAAGAATCTTTTCTAATTAAAAGTTCTTTCATTATTTTTTTTCAGCTAATAAACTACCTACATGACCCTTGAAAGCTCTATTTCCGAAATGTGTAAGAGGCATTGCCATGTCTGCCCAGATCTCTCCACCGCATTCTTGCCAGAGTCTAGAGAAATAATAATCCTCTGATAGATACCTTTTTTGTGGTTCACCTTTAATAGCTTTTGTTAAATAAGGACCAACTGCAAATAAATCATAGCAATTGTCTGATTTGTAAGACTTACCATTAATTATTTGATCAGACTCATACTGTCTTTCAGGAAATTTATCCATCATAGTTTTAAAGACTTCTCTTTTTACTAGCATCATGCCTGTTGCTGCTTCATTAACTTTACAAAACCCGTCTTGCAGTTTGACATTCATTGGATCATCAAAATTCAGATTATATCCTAATGCCTTAATCTCTAATTCTTCTTCTGTAGCGTCAGGTTTTTCTCTCAATATTTTTGCCATTTTTTCAAAATGTATGTGTTTTCTAGGATATATACCACAAGCAACATCTTTATCAAATCTGACTAATCGATCTATGTTTTGCCATGTAAACCCTATGTCTGAATCAATAAAGAGTAAATGTGTTGCTACAAAATCTTGTGAGTCAAACATTTGTGATACGATTGTATTTCTAGCTCTAGTAATAAGACTTTCATTGCCTATTGTCTGAAATCTCATATGTACTCCAGCAGACAAAGACCATTGTTGTAAGTCTAAAATGCCATGCATTGTTGCCTCTGACAACATACCTCCGTACATAGGCATACCTACAAATATTTTAAAATTTTTATTTTTTATTTCTTTAGGATCTATCATCTGTCTTTCCTTTCATTAAATCTCTAAGTTACCTGATAAAGATATTCTTGTTGCTTTTGTTTTGAATGGGACACTATAGTGTTCAAGGTCATAAGGAAATATAAACATATCTCCATTTTCTGGTAGATAAGCAAGTCGGTCTATGCTTTTTAATTTGTTTTGAAATTGTGCTTTAAGGTCATTCTTAAAAACAATACCACCTGGGGTGTATTCATTACCTACGTTTTCACCTAGACTTTCTACACTCGGAACATCTAGGTAGATAACATATGATGCATCACAATTGCTGTGAAAGTGAGGTGGCCTCCATTCATTCTCTTTTTGAAAATTCACCCACATAGCTTGTATTTTAATATCATCAATAAGACCACAATCCCAATGTTCTTGGTATGCTTTCTTGTACATATCTAAATATATTTTTAATCTTGGTACAAACTTTGCTAATTGTTGATCATCGAACGTGTACTCATCCTCTAATTTAGATAAATCATGTGCAAAATAAGACTTTGCTTTTTTACATTCATTCAACAAATCATTTCTTAAATTTTCGTCAATACGTGTCTTTAACAGAAAAGGACCCCAGTAATAAAATTTGTAATTTATTTCCATTAAACTTTTCTACCATTCCATTCTGATACTAATAGGTAATTAAAAGCTAAACTAATCCTTAATGTTTCTTCTGCATTAACTTCTACGCTGTGCGGACGATCATCCTCAAAAATTATTATATCTGCAAATTCAGGTTTTACGGGTGTAACCTCCGAGAGATTACTAGAGTATAAATTTAAGTTTGAATTATTTTCTGTTAAGTACAATATGCCACTTAAATGTTTATTACAGCTATGCTCATGGGTATGCTTTTCTTGAAAGAATTCTTTTTCGTATATATTGGCCCATGACATAATTATATAACCATAAAAATATTTTCCATTTAAATGCATATAATTTTCTATATGACCAAGTATGTTCATTTTTGTGTTTAACATTTCTTTTTCATTAAGAATATTATCGGTAACATTTAAAGATGTCCTAATTTTACAGTTCCAACTTTGTTCTGTGTAATTTTTATTTTCTTTATTTATGAAATTAAAAGATTCTTTGCACACATTATTGTCTATTTTTGAATGATAATACTTTTCTGTGTAAAAAGTTTTTATCACTTTGCGTTTTTGTAACCGATATTAGTACGCCCGTCGTATGCATGTTCTGGGTAGTGTAATCCTTCACTATCAATGTAATGTAAGAAAGCTTGTGCGCAGTGATCACCAATAAATTTATTTCTCCAATGTATTAGCTTTTCTCCCATATAAACTATTCCGTCGCCTGGATTTAAAGAGATTTCGTTTTTCATTTTATATCCATTATCTAAATTATTATCCTTATTAAACTCGCCAAAATATATAGGCCATGGATCTCCACCAAAATTAATTGTAACAGAGTATTCACAAGCTGGTCTATCTGTATGTGGTTTTAGAATTTCACCTTTTGTATATACACGACAGTATGAATAAGTAGGGCAAAGTTTCTTTTGTGTAATAAAAGACATTTTTTCTAATAGCGTAGATGACAATGTTTCAATGGCAATATCTCCATAGCAATATCTTATATACGTATCAAAGCCTGGTTTAAATTGTTGATCAAAATCAACATTTGTACATGATTTTATTATTAAGTAATTATAAATAAAACTAGATAAATCCGGTGAAACTAATCCAGGTATATGTGCATAGCTATTTTCTTTAAAATAATCTACTGGGTCCATATTATTAAAACTCTTCTCTCTCCCCTTGTAATGGGTGATACTTTGTGTGGGTACATAAAATTAGATGGAAATGCAACTACGTCTCCCTTATCTAGTTTTACGCCTTTTTCATTGTTTTGTACAAAAAGCTCTCCGCCATCATAGTCATTAACAGAATTTAAACCCACTAATATAGTCAATACTCTTGGATGTTCTTTCATATAATCAGTGTGATAATCGTAATGACCTTTCATTTTTGAGTCATAATAAAGGAACTGAAAAACACTTTCTTTACTTGTATAAAAATCACAAACATTTTTTTGATATTCTTTATTTATTAACGCAGTAAATCTTTGTAAATCATTGTAAATAATTCTATTGGACACTGATGTTCCAATATCTTCTTCTTCAAAACCTTTGACTTTAACTGATCTGACACCTAAATCTTCACCAGTCGCTATGGCACCATTTGACCATGAGTCTATATAATTATAAACTTGTTCATTAATTAATTTTATAAGGGGTTCTTTCATCACATTTTTCATTGTGATGGAATATTCTAATACGTCTTTTTTAAGATTAAGCACTAAGTACGTTATTTTTTGCTGTGGTCGCAGAAGCTTTTGCTGCTGTGTCTGCTGCAGCTACATCTGCATCATAAGTCTCTGATGAAGCATCAAGATTAGCTAAAGCATTATCATACTCTGTTTGATATGTAGTTTCATAAGTCTTTTCACCGTTCCAACGAGTTACCATTGTGTTAGCCCATGCAGGTAAACCACTTGCATCAGCTATTGTTAAGTTTTGTGCTGTTCCAACATACTCTAAATGTCCTGTATTTGTTGAAGCATTATACTGTAATGCATGAACGTCTGATGGAATTATGTCACTAGCAGTTATATTTAAATATCCAGAGCCATCTATTATAACGTCAGCTTCAGTATCTCCAGAATATTCTCTTGGTCCATTATTTGGATTAGCTGAGTTTATAGCAGCATCATTTACAATACTTAGTCTATTATTTATTGTTACGGTGTTTATTGTTATTGCCATTTTTTTTAACTACCTTTTTAGTTTCTTTCTTCTTTTTAACATTTTTTTTATTCTGAAGCAACTGCATATCTTCTTCCATATCTTCGCCATTTGCTAAAGCGTCTTGACCGTGTGCTATTTTACTCCAAAAACTACCGACTGGGTTCTGTTTTTGCTCATCTTCTTTATTTTTTTTATCTACTAAAGCTAAAGTAACCATATTAGCTTTTACCATTTCATTTCTAAAAGACTCAACTGCAGCATTAGTTTGCACTTGTTTGCCTGTATTTTCTACTAAAAGTAAGGGTATCCATGCTATGGAACATCCCCACTCTTGCACATTAGTTCCGTTTTGTGGGTTTTTACCTTGAAGCATATTATACCAAACACATTGGTGTTTGATGCACTTTTTATTTAAAAGAGGACATTTACCATCGGGGTCGAATATTGGCATTTGTTAGGATATTATACTAACTTTTCGAACAAGCAATAACATTTGCAAATTTTAATTCCATATCAGGAATAGTCAAAGCTGTTGTTGTTGAGGCACTACCTGCCACAGTAAGACTACCTGAGATTGGGTGAGTATGTGATCCACCGCCACCTGTAGCATTCAATGTAGTTGTTGCAGCTGTAAACTGGTTATCATCTCTAGTTCCAATACCTGCACTACCACCAACAACAGGGTGTGCATGACTAGCTAATACTGGAGTAGATAAAGTAGTGTCACCAACAGCTAAAGTTCCTGCACTTGCTGACGCGCTGTCTATGTTATTGAAAGTAATAGGACCAGAAGGAGTTGCTTTAGATGCAGGAAAAACTGTAGCAAAAGCGTCACCACTATTTGTACCGCCTCCAGATCCTGTCACAACTTGTAATGTGGTTGTGTTAATTGATGCGTCTGTGTTCTGTGTCCATCCTGTAGGAGCAGAACCTTGGAAGAATAATGCTTGTGATCCTGCAGGTATACTAGAAACACCGGTAAGTGCAGCTCCATTACCTGAATATGCAGTAGCATTAATAGTACCATTGGCTGCTGTTATGACTGTGCTGTCCACTGTTAAAGAATTTTTAATACTTAAATCACCAAGAGAATTAGCAAACAAATCTACCATTTTATTATCGCCTCTGTTATAGGCAATAGTATGAGAGCCTTGCACTAATTCTATTGCATTAGCGGCGTGACCAGTAGCAACAACTTTCAGAGTATGTGAACCACTTGTGTTGTTAAAAAAAATATAGTTTGATTCAACTGCAGGTAAAAATACATGTATGTTCCCTGTCAAAGCTCCCGTAAATTCTATTACCTTATTGGATGCTTCAGCAGAAGGATCTGAGTTTGCTGTAGTTAAAGTAACGTTAGCTGAACCTGCAACGCTTTTAGCTAAGTAACCATTTGTAAAAGCATCAATAACATTTAAATTATTATTTGTATTCGTACCCCATGTGCCTGAGTTAGCACCGGTGACTTGTAGTTCTAATTTATATCTATCTGAATAAGTGCTTGACATTTTTTAATCCTTTGTTGCTATTATACTATCTGTGAATTTTAAGTCCATATTTGGAACACTTGCAGAAACAGGTGCGTTTAATGTTCCGCTTAATCCTACACCCGATATAGTGTGTGAGTGACTTCCACCACTACCAGCACTACCTGATGTTGCACCTGTAGGTGACAATCTTGTTACCACACTAGGGTTTTGTGATCTGTTAGTACATTGTGGTGTTGTACCTCCGCCACCTGCACTCGCAGTATGAGTGTGGCTAGGTATAGTAGGAGTTGAAAGTGTTGTAGCTCCAGCAGCAAGTGAACTTGTTAAAGAAAGACTGCTTATATCAATAGGGGCAGATGCGGCTGACGCAGCTTTAGATCCTGAAAAAACACTACTAAATGTATCTGCACCACCTGTGCCTCCACCAGTACCATTTACTACTTGTAAACAACACTCAGTCAATGTTGAGGTAGTATCTGTTGTAAATCCTGTTGGTGCTGATGTTTGAACAAATGTTGCTTTAGTACCTGCCGGAAACTCTTGAACACCTGACAATCCTGATCCATCTCCTTTTAATGTTGTAGCAGCAACAACGCCGTTAGCATTTAATGTAACGTCATCACCAATTTGAATTTTGCCTTTTGCAGATAAATTACCAAATGAATTAGCAAATAAATCAACCATTCTATCACTTTTATTATACATAATCGTATGCGCGCCTTGAACAATTGCAACACCATTAGATGCGTGACCAGTTGGAGCTACTGTAAGTGTATGAGATCCGCTTGTATTATTAAAAAATATATAGTTTGATTCGACTGCAGGCACAAAAACTGTAATAGATCCTGTTAGAGCTCCAGTAAATTCTATTACCTTGTTAGCAGCTTCTGAATTAGGGTCTGCATTAGCGGTAGATAAAGTAATATTAGCAGATCCCGCCACGGATTTTGATAAGTAACCTGCATTAAAAGCATCTACTGATTGTAAGTTTGTATTAGTATTGTCTCCCCAGGTATTTGCATTTGCACCTGTTTCCATCAACTCTAATTTTAATCTATCTGAATACGTACTTGCCATATTAATCCTTACTACACACTATAACGTTTGAATGTTTTACGTCCATTGCTGGCACTGAAAATGCAACTGATGGTGCAGCGACAGTTCCAGAAACTGATCCAGCTCCTGTAATTGGGTGAGTATGAGATCCACCACCTCCTGTGCTGTTAGAACTATTTGTACTTCCACCCAAAACACTTTTAGGACCAGATCGTCTATTTACCATTGGGTTTCCACTTAGGTATGGGTGAGTATGACTTGGTATTTCTGGAGTGGACAAGGTATGATCTGAACAAGTACCTCCACTTACAGTCAAAGGAGATATGTCACATGTAGCAGAACCAGAAGTTGTTTTTGAGCTTGTGAAAACATCATCAAAATCATTTGCTCCACCTGTACCTGCAGTTCCTGATGTAATAATTCTTAGTGTGGACTTATTTAAAGCAGCAGTTGTATTTTGAGTCCAACCTGTTGGTGCTGCTGCTTGTAAGAAAACCATTTGTGTATTTTGAGGTAAGGTGCTTACGCCTGATAAATCTCCACCTGCACCAGTAAAAGAAGAAGCAACTATTTGACCATTAGCTCTAACTGTTACATTACCTGCAACATTACCTACTCCTTTAAAACTTACGGTGCCAAGTGAGTTAGCAAAAAGGTCAATCATTTTATTATCGTTTCTATTATAAACAATAGTGTGTGCACCTTGTGTAATTGTAACTGAATTAGATGCGTGTCCTGTTGGAGCAACTTTTAAAGTTTGAGAGCCAGATGTATTATTAAAAAATATATAATTGTTTTCGACAGCAGGAACAAAAACAGTAATGTCACCAGTAAGTGCTCCAGTAAATTCTATGACTTTGTTTGCTGCCTCTGCGCTTGGGTCAGCATTACCTGTGGTTAGTGTAATATTAGCTGAACCAGCTACGTCTTTAGAAATATATCCGTCACCAAAGGTATCAATAACATTTAAATTATTATTAGTTCTTGTGCCCCATGTATTGGCGTTAGCACCGCTAGCCATTAATTCGAGTTTAAGTCTATCTGTATATGTGCTCATTTTTTATAAATATATATCAGCTATTATGCTGCGTCAACCTCCGTCCATGTGTTACTTGCCCCTGTTACTACGTTAGCCCATGGAGTGCTAAACATCTGCCCAGTGCTGAATGTTGAACTGACACCAGTCAAATCAACCACCGCTGCTCCTGATGGTGTTACTGTACCAGGAGTAAATGAAAGGGCGACTGTTGAAACAGATACTATAACTCCGGTGCCAACTTCTATTGTTGGAGTTCCTAAAGCACTGTTCATTGCAACACTGCTTAGAGTTACATTACAATCAGCCTCTACTGCCAATGTTCCTGCAGCAGAAGTCATCGTCACAGCAGACGGATCTACTTGTGTGAAGATGTCTATTACAGGTGTACCTATAGTGAAATCTAACTGATCCGAAGGAGCAACAACTCCTACACTACCTTCACCAGATACGGTAGCGCCTGATAAAGCAGCTCCAACTGTTAAACTACCTAAAGTTTCTACAGCTGTACCTGTTTGTGTTGTTGTGCCAAGTGCACCTGTCATACTTACACCAGTGACAGATACTATAACTCCGGTTCCTACCTCTTGTGTGGTAGTGCCAAGCGCTGTTGACATTGTAACAGCACTGACGTTTGTTATGAATTCAATGTTTGCGTTCCATTCGAATGAACCCCATTCAGCTCTACCCCAACCTACATCAACTGTACCAGAGCCTGTTTCATCACCAACAGCAAAAGATGTAAGTAAGCTTGGAAGAACAACTCCTGCACCCTCTTCTATAGAGAGTGCTCCAGATAATTGAGTTTCAAACGTTAGCCCTGTTGGGAAAATTCTGTGTTCTGGTTCACCGACCGCTGTTCCTAAAGCAGTAGTTGCCGATACACCTGTTGGACTGACTAATGCGTCAGCTATGTGTGATGTCGATCCTAATGAAAATGTGCTTGATGCTGAAGTAAGTTGTACAGAGTAAGCAACACCCCAGCCTAAACTATTCCATGCGTCTCTACTCCAACCAGAACCTACGGTTCCTTCGGTGCTTACAGAAGAGAGAGCAGTAGCAGATGCTACTCCAGTTATAGTTGTGACAGTGGCGTTGGCTTGTTGATTCCAATTACCATGTCCGTATACACCATCACCCCAACCGTTGGACATAAGACCACCTCTCTATATTAAGATAATCTTAATATAGCGCTTGATGCATCATTAGTTGGAAATGCGATTGTAAATGTTCCGTTTGTTGAAGTTTTTACACTACCAAAATCCAAAATTGCAATAGCTGCATTTGTGTTACCTGCACTGTTGTTATATATCATTGCTGCTTGAGCAGATATAGTAGCTGAGGTAAAACTTAAGTTTGCAAAATCTACAAAAGCTGTAGAAGCTGTTGCGCTTGTTTTGGTTAATCCAATTGTTGGACTTGTTAGTTGTGCCCCACCACTTGTGTAAGTGCCTGAGTTTCCAACTTCGTTAGTTGCTGAAAATGCTGTTGTGTTTCCATTCAATGTTGCAGAATCTGTGTAGAGGGCCAACTTGATTGTATCATTATCAATATCGTGATCACCCGCTAAGAGCTGCTGTTTAAATGAAGCACAAACTGCTTGATTTATTGCCATGTTTTATGCCCTCCTTAGGCTTTTGGGTCTGCCGATGGTAAGGGTACTCTTAAAACTCCATCAACATACTCATCTCTTCGTTTACGTCCCATTTGCTCATTTGCAAAAGCCTGTAAGGCAGTCTGGAACTTCTGCGTGTATAATTGCATATCTTGAGTATTTTTCAAGTATGAATAAGCTTCTGACAAAACACCATACAATAAAACTTCGGGTGCATTGTTTGAAACAAAAGTTGTTGTAGCTGTGCTACCTGTACCATTGCCTATTCTTTCAGGTTTCTCGTCGTACCACATTTCAACTGTGTAAGCAATGTTAGGTGTAGGCGCAACAATTAATGTATTAGAATCCCAATTTGCCCAATACTTTGGTTCACCTGTAAAATTTGAATCTGTTGTAGATCTTTCAACTCCATATTCGTCTATTAGAGTTGTGTCAACCTGTTCTAACCAAACAATAGTTCCGTCTGTTTTGTGTAGTTGTAAACCTCTAGCAAATCTAAATCCACCCTCTGGTCCAGATACATCTAGAAAAGAATTGTTTGCTTCAAAAGTAGTTGTTGCATATCTTCTTTGTGCGTCTGTATCAACGAGTCTGTCAATTTGATTTTCTATATTTGTAATAAAAACATTTACCACTGCATTAGATAAAACATCTGATGTGACCTCAGTATAGTTTCTAACATTGTCTAATAGCTCAGAATAATTCATGTAATCACCACGCTCACTGTACCAACCGCAGATACAACTGTCAATTTTTGATGAGGTATTTGTGGTAACATACTATTAGTATCTGTAGGTGCAGTGCCATCATCAGGTGAGGTAGCTTGTCTTGTAGTCATAAAAGCACTATCGCCAGGATCTCCGATAAACACAGTCACAGGCATAGGTTGACCAAAATTATTAAATGTTGCATCATCGGGACCTGTTGGAGAATTAGCTTTTAATATTGCATTTTGATTAGGTCTTGGATCTTTTAAAGCTATTGCATCGGCAGGATGATATCCAGGATCGAGTTGTGGGTGTTTAGGTTCAAAACATTCTGGACATGTAAACAATCCATTCCATTCTTGTCTTAATTGTAAATACTTATATTGCTGTCCACATCTATCGCAGATTGCAAGTGAACGATTACCATTTGCAAAGGTCATCTGTTACCCCACGTAAAAACTTCTAGGCACTATATTTACAGAAGTCGATTGACTATCTTCTGTCAATGCTCTTTGTAATTCTGCCTCGTATCTTCTTTCTAATTCTTGTGACTTTTCAGGTGCAACTTCTTGCCCTAAATAATATGCAAGTCCTGCTACTGTACATGGTAAAAATCTAAAAGGTGCGTCTGGTTGATTTGTATAAGCTCCAACATCTTCTATTCTACCTACATAAAAATAATTAATCTGTGTATCTGTAGTGTTAGGTGTTTGATATAAATTAATTACTACATTTGATAAATTTCTTTGTACAAAGTATTGACTAGGTTGGCCTTGTTCGAATTTGTTAGGAATATTTTCATACTCTGATCTTGATATCTTTGTCATACTTGTATCAGTTGTTGTGCTACCACTTACAGTTCTAAAAACTAATTCTAAAACATCTGAGGCATCAGAGGGTGCAGTATATGTAGTTGTGCCTGCTGTTAAATTTTGTGTGTGATTTTTTACTTTCCATAAATGAATACCCCGATTACCCCACTCAGAAAACAACAAGTTTAAATTATCTCTTGCTGCTCTTAGATCATAACCTGTTCTCATAGACTTACCACAACGAGCATAAGCACGTTCAATAATGCTATCAAAACTAAGATTAAAAGTGGTGGTATTCGAGGTAGCCATATTACATCTTTGGCTTCATGCCGCCGCCACGCTTTTTGACTGCGCCGCGTTTCTTAGTGACATTCTTTTTTTTGCCGCCTTTTTTCATGGCGTTCTTTTTCTTGCCACCCATCATCATTCCCATTTTTTGTTTATTAATCATTACGAGCTCCTTTTTTAAATAGTTTTTCGTACGTTTCTTGCCTTGTTGCAACGACCTCATCATAGTATTCCTGAGGCCACTTTTTATAATAACCTATCTTATGTAGTTTGCAACTTGCTTCGTAAAGCTGTTTAAATTTCTGTATTAACATCATCGAGTACGGTATCGGATTATCATAAGTGTTTGCATTTGTAGGCTCAACTAAAAACTCTTGCTCTTCAACAGTAGCAGGATTATCAGGATGAAAACCCATAAAATAAACATCTCGTCGGTTGTATGTTTTGTTATAAAAATCTATTTTTTCTTGAAACTGTTCTAATGTGTATTGATCATAATACGGGTCACAAAAAATTAAAATGTCATGTTGTTTTTTGTTCCAATCTTTTAATAAGTTAGTGAGATGTTTCTCATACTTAGACTTGTCAATTCTTACCTCTATTCTTAATTTACCGTCTTTTCTCCATTTGGCTGCAAACGGGCATGCTGGAAAACCTAAGTGTTTATTCATGGGTTCTAAGACCTGCTTAGACCATTCAATTACGTCAAGCTTAATTTTTTCTGCGTGTTTTTTTCTTGACAATTGTTTTAACGTTTGTGGGTTTTGGGCCTACATTACCTGCGGCACGTTTCCTTGAAACTGCTGATTTGATTTGTCCCTTTGACATTGCTCTTGCTTTAGATGCGGGGACACATTTAGGATACTTTCGTTTAGCGTCTTTTTTTTGTTTGGATCTGCCACACTTAGCGAAGCTGCCATCTTTCTTACGAGAGCCTATATCTCTCCAATCCTGCTTAAACCACTTCGCTAATCCTTTGTGGCCAGACATATTATACTATCTGTGATATTGCGTATATTGCAACGACTCCAACAACAACGACAATTATTTTGCCTTTTTTGTTTAAAGCGCTCCATTTACTTTTGATTGAATCTAGCATGATTACCTCCTAAGCCGCTTTTGTGAGTAGTTTGGTTTTTTTTCTTCTATTACTAGCAACCATTCCACAACCTGCAGCGACCATTCTTACCCCTTTGGCTCCGCCTCTTGCTTTACGATCAGCAGAAACCTGCTTACGTTGTTGAGAAATAGACATACCACCAATAGCTCTTTTTGGGCCTTTAAAATCTTTACGTTTTTTACCGCTTGGATCTTTAATTTTA